CCGCCGGCAAATCGTTTTTCAAGAGTCCTAACGATAGCTTCCATTGCCTTTTGTGCAGGTATGGCCTTCTTACCGATATCTCCTATTTCAGATTCAGCTATACCGAGCTCCTCTGCAAATATATTTAAGGGTAATCTCAGGTTAAGTGCTACCTGCCTTAAGTCTTGTAAATTCAACGTACCAGCTGAAGCAATCTGGGTGAATCCAAGTAAGGCCGCCTCAATACCTTGCATTCCAGCTCCAGTCCGTCCGGCGGCATCACCAAAAGCTGTTAAGGCACGTTTAGCTTGTTCAAAGTTGTACCCGGTACCCATCAACTGAATTGTCATTTCCTGAAGAAAAGGAAATTCAAATGGCGTTTCCTTGGCAAAGCGAATTAGGTCCTGGAATGCCCGCTCACCTTCCTCTACACTGCCCATATAGAAATCAAGGGACATCCGTGCCTGCTCAAATTCACCGGCCAGCTTCAGGGGGAAGAAAATGCTGGCACCTAATCCAGTACCGGCACCAAGAAGGGCAAGGGGGCTGGTTAGCTTATTCACCAGGCTGCTTACCACATTTGTGACATTGTCTTTGGCCTGGATTGTTACCGTCCACGTTTTGCTGGCCAGCCCGCGCAGGCCGCTACTGATTTCCCTTATCTTAGGCATTACCCGATCTACGCCTCCCAGGATAACCTTGTGGCTACTCCGGGTCAGCCGGTTGATGTTAGACTCTACCCGCTGCAGGGAAGAGGAAATCCGGTCCTGGATGGAAACTGTGGGGTTGACCCTTGTTCGGTGTAATACATCTGCCCGTTTCTTTGCACTCCCCAAAACCTTCTCTGTATTGGAGAGTTCGGTCCTGGCTCTTTTGTCTACATGGGGGGTCGCGTCCGTCTTACCAAGGTTACCCGCATGTTTCTGGGTGCTTTGTATAGTCCGGTCCAGGTTTTTTAGCTTAACCTCAGCCTGCTCGTCAGTCACATCCACCACAATGTCCATGCGATACATTTCATAATTTGGCATGACTTACACTACCCCCTCTCTTCCCACGTCTCGCGCTTTCGATCTCAATCTCCCGGCTTGCCAGCAGGAACAGCTGTTCCCCTCTAGGAAGCCTGTAAAACTCGCCGGGGCGCAGGTTATGCTTCACCCAAAAATCATATAATGCCCCTGCGAGTCCCCCGGCCTTGATTAGTTTTTTACGTCTTCCAACTCGATGTTATAACCAGACAGATCCAGGACTTTGTTTCCAAGGGCATCAAGCTCCCCAGCCCAAAGCAAGCGTTTGACGACCTGATCAGGGCCGGAGAGCTTGCCTTTGACCATAAGCTTCTCATCCCCCCAGCCTTTGAGCTCAATTACCCTCGGGTTTTCTTCATCCCCAATTACCATCCGGAGGCCGATTGTGGCTTCAGAAATAAGCAGGCAGTTAAACTTTTCCTCATCGAATTCGGTTGCCACCCGACCCCGCTTCTTCTCCTTGATAGTACACTGTTCCCGCAACTTACCAACCTTTGCCCCGGTAAGACCTTGCATATCAATCTCCAGATTGTAGCCATAACCGGGACGCTTGATTCTGTAATACCCTTTTGGGGGTTCAGATTTTCCTAGCAATTGTTCTATAATCTGCTCATCCGTCATTCCTTCAAACTCCGTAGCCATTGTTTCCCTCCTTTCTCAATGAATCTTAGTCGGCCTCAATCGGGTCCAGTAGCTCAACACCCTCAAACACGAAGGGCCACTCATCCTCGATTAGATCCCCAGCTCTCCAGTTAGCCAGGGCAATCTTTGTAAACTTGACATTCTTCAGCCGAATGCGCTCATAACCGAAGGCTTCCGGATCATCCAGCTTAGTAATGAGCTCCGTGACCACAGCCCCGCGCCGGTCGTCAGTGATAGGCAAGTTGAGCTGGATGAGGTCAGAGGTTACCTTGAAGCCGGTAATTGTTCCGGTTCCTTTCAGGCTGCCAAGTTTGTGCTGGGTCCAGCGGGTTCCGCAGACCAATACCTCTTTGTAGTCAGGTTCCACATCCGCAGTAACTGCAGTCACGTTAGTCTGCCATTCCCCTTCCAGGTATAGATACCCGTAATGGCCGTTAACAATCCTTGAAGTGTCCAGGAAATCAGCCAATTAATCCACCCCCTATAGCACGTAGAAGTTTCCGAAGATATTTTCCATCACGTCGGTCAGCCGCGCTCCGTAGTTCAGGAACACTTGATCTGCCTCCGGCGTCATGGTCGCACCTTCCCCATAGTAATCCGGGTCAAGCTGTACGAAGTAGCCAGTATTCTCGATAACTTCACCTTTGGCCAGCGTAGCCATATATTGCATACAGGCCCCAATCAGCGCCAGGCGGCCCTCTTCGGTGTTGTTAACCTTACCGATGTAATTGGCCTCCGCCGTCCTCTGGAGATCCTCAGCAATCGCATCCATGACCCGGATGCCCCGGATTTTCTTGAAGGCGTTGTTCTGATCTTGACGTAAAGTTACCAAAGAGTTGATCCCCTTCAGAACCTTCACAATCAAGCCATCATGGATTAGCAGAAACACCCCATTTTCCACCGCTGTCTTCATTTCCGTCTTGGTCCACCTGCGATTCACATCACTGAACGGGGCGGACGCGTAGGTAGTGGACTCTTTGAGCTTTTGCCCCGCAATCAGGCCGGCAACCCAGGCCGCCACTTCAGCAGAGCTATATTCCACACCACCAAGATAGCCTCCACAACCGACGTTTACGATACCCTCATAGTTAGACGCCGAACTCCTAGCCACTGCTTGGTCAACCGCATCCGCAGCCTTATCGGCGGTAGCACTGCCCCCAATAACCCCGATAATGTGAGTCCCTTCCGAACGCAGGCGCTGGACCCAGGCTTTGAAAGACGCTTGTAAACCAGCATCAGTTACCCCATCAAGCGTTACCACGTTGAACGTCTGAGCCTCCATCGCTTCAAAAGCGTCAAGATAATTCTGGTTAGTGATTTCTTCAATCCCAGAATCACCGCCTTCCAAAGGCTGGGAAGTCACATCAGCCAGAATACCATTCCCTTCTGATAACAAGCTTGCTTTAATCAGTCTTTGACCATCGTTGTTGATAGCAGCAACAGCTGCAGCAATTGTACCACTCGGGAAGGTAAACACTTTTTTGAGTGTGGTTCCTTCATAGAGTTTGATATCTTTCTTGGTTCCATCAACCGGGTTTGCGGCGACTGTAATTTTAAAGTCATTTCCGCGCTCACCTTTGTAATACCCCTCGATTTGTATCGCTGGCGCGGGTGGCGTTGCGGTATCGTTCAATATTAACGAAGCCGCTGCAGCATTTCCATTATCCAGCCGATAAGCAATAACTTCTTTGGCCCCACCCATTAAGGCAAATCGCAAGGTTTTGTAAGCCGTGGCGTCTTCAGTATCGTTTGTGGTAAATAAATCAGCAGCCTGAGATTCACGAGTAATGGTCGTAAAAGTTTCTATTGGTCCCCAGTGAGCCTTCACCGGCACCATAACGACACCGCGAGCTCCGGGCTGGATGGCTGCCAAGGCGGCCGCCCGGAAGTTCATGTACAAACCGGGTATTTTCGGTAAGTTTAAGATATCCCAAGTTCCGCCTGCCAATTATCTCACCTTCCTTCTCAAGAACTCTTTAATGTACGCCTTCACTTCGTCCACGGCGAACTCGTTGTTGGTCACTTCTATCCCGTGGAGCGCCCCTACAACGACCTCCCGCTTCACCCCGAATATTTCTTGGGACTGGGCTAGAAGTTCGTTGAGTGGGTATTTGGTTTCCTCTGCCAAACTTATCACCTACCCTTTCTTTTTCTTAAGTTTAAAAGCGACCTCCTGCATTAATGGAGCAGAAGTGAACTTCCTCATAACAACCCTGCTCAATACCGCGGTAACCTGCCCTGCCGTAAGTGCATCTGCCTGGAAGTTTGCTTTTACTCTTTCCACCGTCAGATAGCGGGGCCGCTTTTCCTTCTCATCGGGGGTTTCATCTCCTTCCTCCACAGGTTCCCCTTCATCCCCGTTAGGTGGTTCGATGGGAGGTTCTTCCTCTTCTCCCGGTCCCTCGTTCTCGTTCTCGCTAAACTCAATTTTAAACGCATCCCACAAGCCAGCAACGATGGATTGAGC